GCACAACCAATAACAGTTGCAACAAATACAATCAACAATTTATTCACAGGAACTCCGTTCACCTTGCCTCCTTCTTGGCTTGGATATGGTCTATTAGTTTTCTTTGTTCTGTCCTTGACAGGTCGTGGCGTAATCGCTCATCGTTCGCCTCAGTCGGCGTATCTCTCAACTCTAACAGTTCATCTGCTTGATGTGAACATATATATATATTTTCAAGCAACAGCAAACTTCAAAGATTATGAAACCCCCCTATCGCTCTGCCTCACTGCGATTCCCTTTTCTTTATTATTCGCTTCACACCATAATTGCTTACAGCGTGATCTACCTTCGTTGCCGAATGTTACCAACCACCGTGCGAAGGCTTAGGTCTGTGTGAGTATTCTTCTCGTTTTCGTTTACTAACTATTTACGCTGCTTCAAACTTTCTGCACTGACAACGCACCACATACGAATACGGGCGATCAAAAACAATCTTCGTGAATCCCTCAGAGATCAAAGTCTTTGAAGCAAAATCCCATCGTCTGCCAGTGTCCCAACCGTTCCCATCACAAATCTCGCACGACACCACCGCTTTCATGGCAGGTTTACGAATGTTCCGAAATGCTCTTTGAACATCTTTCAAGTTAGGGAACTTCTCGTGATTCTCTAAAATAATTGGAATGACTTTGCGAGCGTCATTCACATCTTGAAGCAACAAGAAATCATCTCCTGTCCAAGCGTTCTTAACCGTGTTTCGCCCAATCTGACTTGTAGGGAATAGACCGCAGATGCGATCTATGAAGCCTTCTATTTGTGCTGGTGTCATTTTGCCTCCTCTTTCAAGTCTCTGAATATAGCCCACTGAATATCAACTTCAACAAACGCTTCGTTCACTGAGTATTTCGTATCTTTCATCACCATCGGCGATGTCATAAAGCGTTCACCATCAATGAAAAGTGCGTGTGTGCGCTCGTGATTCAACATCACAAACCAAGTATCGGCATCAAGAGTAACGAACTTGCGTTTTCTTGCAGAGAAATGAACACACTCATACGGAAAGAATTGCCCGTGCCAGTTATGTTTTACCTCTACTTCAAATTGAAAGTTCTTGCCCCAACGACTGCCAAGAATGTCTATGCCATATTGATCAGGGTTAATTTCGCATTTGTAATCTTTTGTTCGTAGCCATTCCAATATCTGATATTTAGCGTGATCATCTTCGTCATAATGCTGCTGGCTGAACGGTTTATTCACTTGCGTCTCCTTCATAGAACTCGTGCATCGCAGGGCGCACCAGTTCTTCCCAAGTGCTCAATCTAATCATCACTAGCCCTTCTTTACCCCAGTTATCAGGCATCAGAATCGCTCTCGTGGGCTTACGGCGTGAACCGTAATCAGCCTCGTTAGAACGCACCTGAGCCTCTATGCGTTCCCACGCCGTAACAGCAGCCCCGATCTGTTTGCCTGCTTTCACCTCGTTAGCGAACAAAACATCTTGCCACATCTCCTCGTTACCATCACCGAACTTGTTAGACGGTGCGACACCTAGACGCTTACGAGCAACACGCTGCTTAGTTAATCCTTTCGTGCGTGATCGCTTACCTCGTGCAGTCGGGTCGGCACAACCCTTCACACGCCTGTTGCCATCTCGTGCTGGTTTGCCAAGTGTGCCGAACTTTGGGCAATCAGCAAGTTTGCATTTCTCTTTGTTGCCTTGACAATCACCTTTGCGATCTTGTTCTTCTACCATATTGTTTGACCACCTTTGAGATTGGCAGTAGGCGCAATATAAGAGTGAACCTCCGACCAATCAAGCGAACCAAATTGCGTTACAGGTTTAGTAAAAGTTTTGCCAGTTCTTTTATTCAAAACTAACAACCACGCAACAACTTCTAACTCAACTTGAGGGCGATCTTTTGTTCTTAGTTTGTGTTTGTTTCTACTTGGAAATACAGAAAACTCGTGCCATTGTTTTTCTTTTTCACTATAAAAATCGTCATCATCATTCATCATCTTCTTCTTTCTCACCACAAAAAGGCTTCATCGGAATAACACGCTTCATTAAACACGCACAAAGTTTTGCTTTCATCTCAACATCTCCTTCAATTCTCTACGCAACTTTGCTCTCTGAGGCGGTGTCAAACCACCAAAAACACCCCAACGATCATCAGTGTCCTCCAACACAATAACCATCTCCAAACAATCTTGACGCACCGTGCAACCAGCACAGATAGCCAGAGCCTCATCGTAACGATGATCATTCAGAACTCTGTGATCAGGAAAGAACACACTCGCAGCCTTGCCACGACACGCTGCCTCTTCCGACCAATGTTCACGACTCACTATAAAACTTCGCAATCAATTCATTTACCTCGCCAAACTTCAAAACGGCTTCACGCAAATTGTCTAACGATTCACGATCAGTGCCATCAAAGACCACAACCTTTCGGGCGCAATCAATCAGCACACCAATCGCAAACTCGTAAGCCATCTGCAACTCCTCAGAAGGGTTGCTCATCAGATGATTGCTTTCTCATACCCATCAGATGTTTGATCAGATCAGAACCTTCTTTTGTAGTGAGCGTGTTTAAGTTTTCTTTACTGAACAAATTTTTGATAATCGGTTTCACATCACCATCGGCAACTTCTTTGACTAGCGATGACACTAAACCTTTTTGCTTGTCGCTAATCAAACTTCCGATCTTCGCTGTTGGAGGTGGGGTAGTAGTGAACGCTGCTTCTATTTCATCATCCTTCAACGCAACTAGTGCGCTGGTTTTTGGTTGAACATTCGCAGGATGAGCATTTCTAGACTCTTGCATCTGATCTGCTCTACGAGGCTGCACCGTAGCAATGCTTGCCACATTCCCTTTCACTTCCCAATCTTGTTTAGACCACAACGAAAGACAGATACCGAATCGCATTGCAGCGTTTCGCAAGAAGTCTCCGACAAGTTCTTTGTCAAGATCAGGTTTATCGGAACGAACCGAACCGACACCGACAAGAGATTTGCCTAACAGTGTGAGCGTTGCCCACATTGTTGCGACACCGTTTGCTTCGTGAATTGCTGGTCTGCCATCAACCCAATCAATCGGCTGCCAGTTCCACATCGGATCAATCTCAATCAAGATGCGAGTGATTTCTGCGTGGCTGACATAAGCCAGATTGATTCCGTTGCGTGGAATTGTTCCAACGATCTTCGGGTCAGGTGTTGCGTATTGTTCCAGCACCGCTTTCAACATAACTGCTTCAGTTTCATTACTCATTATTTTGCCTTCTTTCTGTGTGTTCTCATCACACGGTAGGGATTACCTTGCTTCTCATACTGTTTAACTAACTCTGGGTGTTCATTTTTTAATCGGGTAATATCAAACGACATTTTGCCTGCCTGCTGTTTCCAAGAAACAACTTGCACACCATTAACCAACCCGACCTCGTTGCCTTTCAACATTTGTGCAATCGCATCTTTGGCTTTTGTTTCTAACTCTGTAGCCTGCTTGCTTTGCTGTCTCGCATCTTCTAAAGCAACCAACCAATCAACCACCACAACATCTAACTCAACACTGGTCGGTTCAACTTTATAGATTCGTGTAATGTCATCGGCGGAAAAATTGTTTAACTCCTCATCAGGCACAAAACCCTGATCAATCCAATCACCGAACACTTGTGCCTCTAACCGCAAAGCGTCAATCGCTACTTCGTTCTTCGGTAACGGAACAACACTTATCCTCAAGTCACGGTCAAGGACTGAGAACCAAACATTAGAACATTCAAGCACCGCCTGTTGCGCCCAACCTTGCCAAAGCCATTCATCAGGTAAATCGTTTTCATCATGAATTGAATAGCGTGTAGTTGTTTTCGCTTCAACGATGTATTCAGGCTGGATTGAATTATCAACACCATCAAGCGTCACGGTAAGCCTGCCATCACGATACATACAATCAGGCGTATAAATGTCGTGGTTCAAGAAATCTGCTGCTGCTTCAAGCAACGGCTTCTCAAGCAAATTACCACGCCGAAATATCGCTGACTCCGCTTGTGGCTCTGGCTCATTCAACTTGTCTGCGAACAGTTCGCCTCTCGTCTTGTATGGCGAAGCGTTCATCAGCGCAGGTATGTCGGAAGCCCCAAACACGCAACAACCTTGATCGTCACGCCATCTTTCCATCAGCCATTCTTTACTGCCGTGTTTCGGTTTCGGTATTCGTTCCATTCAAACCTCCTCAGGTCATTTGTTTATGTTGATCTCATCATTACTTAAGGGTGTTACAAGGTTGTTTGCGAATCGTTGAAACCTTCCAGCACGAGGATATTCGTCATCAAGATATCGGTTTCATCTAACCGATCTTTGACCTCGTTCCATCTCTCAATCGTCATAACTGTTTCGTTCATTCCGATAATCGTTCCCTCATATTCTTTGTTGTCTTTCGTGGTGATCAAAAAGTAATCACCGATCTCTATTTGTTGATGTTTCATTTAGTCTCCTATTTAGTTTGTTTCCAACCACAACTATCGCAGTGAAAGATGTTTACTGGTAAAGGTAAAGCGCAACCCCGACAGTGGATTCCTCTGCGCCTGCGATCAGCCTGTTCTTTGTAACCTTCATCGTGCGCTCTCATATAGTGCAACATATGGTCGGTGATGTTCTTAAACTGTTCACCGCACACTTGGCATTGACAAGTTAATTTAGTTTTCATTTTGCTTTCCCCGTTCCGTCACACTTAAAACAAACCGAACCAGTAGCAATCCAATTATCAGAACGACCCTCACCACCACAACGAGTACATTTACCGTCAGCCCTCAATTTCTTGTTAGTTGCAACACGATCAGCCTTTGCTTTTCGCAACTCTGCGCTACGCTTCTCTTTTTCGGCTTTGATTGCTTCGCACTTTGCAACATAACTCTTTGACTTAAACAAGTTGATAAATGCACCTTCATTGTTTTTGCAAGTTATTTCAGTCCTGCCGTATCCATCTTCAACTTCAACAAGGTCGGCACAAGTTATGCAGCCGTCCCAGTAACCAGTTCCTGCTGGCACAGTGTTATGACAATAAATGCACTCACCAGTATATTTATTTGGATAATTCACCAAATTAAAACCCATCTTGTCCTCCTCTTGAACTTGATAAGTCAATTATATACACGCCCCGACCCAATCACCTAATTCATTTGAGCCTTATAGAATAAGGCTTTTAACACTTCTCATCTATCTGATCTGCTGGATAACTGAACTT